CCTCGGTCTTGGTTTCCTTAAAAATCGCCCCGTTCTTGCCGTACGAAAAGCCCCGTGGTGCGGGAGGACGTTGCACAGTAATGGTTGGGGTATCCTCGTCTTTATCAGCCGCTTGTGGGGCCGGGATTTCGATCTCCTTGGCTTGTGTTTCGGTAATCAGTTCCCGCCCAAGGGCTAGGGGGTTGGTTATCTTGCCAAAGTGGGGACAGCTTGTGCAGATGCCGGGGTTCTCAGAGTCGAACTTCAGGCAGGGATACGGACCTTTGATCTCCCGTAACTTCTGCGCCATGCGGTCTGGATCGTAAGGGTGCATCTCAGACAGCCAAACCACAGCCTTGCCACCGTCCTCGCATTTTTGGGCAATCGATAACAGCCCACGCCACAACGGCTCCATGCCATCGCTGGTTGCGTTATCGATGTAGTGCGACAACTGACCGCACCCTGTACCAGCTTTGGTTTTATCAGCGATTACTTTAAACGAGGTTTGATTGTTCTCAGCAAGAAGTTTCAGAGAAGTCGTGGAAGTGGCTTTTGGTTTCTGTCCCGGCAGGCTAGCCAGCGTGCTCTCGTAAGTCGGTGCTTTAAGTTTGGATTTGATGTGCGTGTCAAGCGCGAACAAAGTAAAGATGTCACCCGTCTGAATTACTTTGACTTCGCGTGATTTACCTTTCTTGTAGTTGTACGTTCCCGGTACGCGCAGAACCCTAGCCGCATCAGCCGTGCAGTTCCAGTCGATGTTGAAACCTTCCTGCTTGCACAGGCGTTTAAAATTCTCGGCAACAGGTTTCCACTGAGCAACTTCGGCTTCCTCATCCAAAGGCCAGTAGATATGAAAGCCACCGCCTGATGACACAACAATCGGCTGACCCAGCCCTGCCATCTCGGTGCTCTCCATAAACTTCTCATACGCGGCGACTGCGGTTGCGCGATCTGCATAGTCTTTACCTTCACCAATATCGATGTCGATAAATAGTGCCTTCAGGAACTTGGCGTTGTCCGCTGTGCGGTTGCCCTTTTCCTTGAAGTTAGCCAACGCAAAGTACGCATCCTTTTTCTCAGAGCCAGCTACTGCAAATAAGTCAGCAGTAGTAATAAGTTCCTCGAAAGAATCGACGAATACATGTTCCTTCTTTGGCGTCGTGAATTCAGCGACGCAGTACGGTCCAGAGGAAGGAAGAACCGCCGCTAGAAAATCTAACGGTTGCATAGAGTGCTCCCTTTATTTGGACTTTATTTTTTCTATGGCATGTTCGAGTTCATCACACCGTTCTTCAAGGCGTAATAACAACTCACGTTGGTAGTTTTCGGGTAGAGGTTCGTCATCCAACCAAAGCATGCCGTACTTAATTAGTTCCCGATCTGTCAAAGCTTTAGGTTGAAAGTCGTACATAAAGTCCTCCACGCGTCTTCTGTTTGTGATGTTTTAGAAAGTACCGCAATGACCTTTTCCACCTTTTCTTTGAAAGACGGGGCTACTTCGGTCACACCGGTAAACCAGTTGTAAATCGTCTGACGGCTAGCGCCAACGATCAGGCTAATACGCTGCATAGAAACATCTCGGCGCACAGCCCAACGCCCAAGTTCTGTTCCCAGACCCTTCGGCGCTTCATTAATTGTTTCGATTATTTTTTGTGAGTAAGGCATGGTATCCATGGGGGTACTCGCGGTGTGTACAACAACCGAATCCCAACGCTGCAGGAATCCGTTTGTTCCGCTTTCCCCCGTCCGTTAGGTTAATCGTCTGTGTCCCAATCTGCAACCACGTTAGCCAAATTGCTTTTGGCCTTGGGTGCAGGTGCTTCTTTTTCCTTACGCACTTCGGGTTCATCAATCTCTTCCTCGGACTCCTCGGCCTTGGGCTTAGCCTTGGCTTTTGGCGCTTTACCTTCAAGAGCGATAGGCTTCTCTACTATCTTGTCGGTTTGCGACACGGTCATGGTGATTGCCTTGATGGCTTCCGGTGTCTGCCCCTTTTTAGCACAGGTTTCATGCTCGTCGTCGGTTAGCCAACGCATCGGCTTGAAGAACAACTTGGGTGACTGCGCCTTGGTGTCAAACTTCATACGGGTAACTACCATGTCAGGGCCAACGCTCTGAGCAGCTAGCCACTTTGCGTATGCCTGAAGCGGACGATTCTCACCTTCTTCTTTACCAAACACACTAGTAGCAGGCAGGGTTAACTGAAGCACATCGCCTTCTACATCGTTAGCCAGCACCACAGCTAGACGCTGAGAGAACCGGCAAGCACGAGACTCACCAGCACCAGATCCTTTGATGTTCTGAGGGCAACCAGCACAGTTTACGTGTTGGGGTTCCTTAGCCGATGCGTCGGGCTTTTCTCCGTCTGCTGACCAGCATGCGGGGGGTGCAGGGCTATCGGGGTTGTAGGCTTCGCCGTAGTAAGTACGGCTAATTTTAGATGCGGCAGCAACGACTACTACATCAAGGAAGCGATCCTCAATGGCGGCTACTTCTTTGCCATCAGAGATCAGGCGAAACACACCGCCCTTGATACTAATACGTTTACCGGATTGTCCACCCCCACCAGCCAATGTTTTAGCCAGCGTTGACAGAGCGCCTGTTTTTGCAAAGTCAGGGACTTGCGATGGGTTAAATGCGACTACATTACTCATGTACTTCTCCTTCACTTACTTGGTTTGCGGACTGTAACTGTGTACTCCGTCGCTTGATCTAGTCCGGGGGGAATCAAGGTCGGGTTTTCTTGCAACCACTGAGTCATGTTGCGCTGAGCGATACGTTGCTCAAATAATTCAGGCACTTCATGCTCAAGTACAAACTTCTTGAACGAATCCCAATCGTTCGTGGTGTACCTTGTTTTAGTACCCAGAATGATTGTTCCTTCGTCGGTGTTAGCACTCTTTTGCCCAGTGGACATCAGAATGTCTTTCATCGCGTTCGCTATCTCAGCCTGTTGCTCTTTGAGTTGCTCGACTTGCGTCTCGTACTCTTGCGTTAGCTTTCCGACGCGGTCACGAATCTTTCGATAAACCTTTGCAAGTTTATCAAGGGGTATGTTTTCCATCTTTGTATGCTCCTTTTTATGTTTTACAATTTTGTCCAATCTTTTACTTTTTGTCAAGTACCTCCTCGTACAATTTCACCAACATATTGTTATCCTCAACGCGTTCAGCTAAGCGTTTAAACATCTTCTTCTCAATATCGCTACCTTGTATATGTATGACCGTTACCTTATCGCTGTCTTGCCCTTTACGGTCAGAGCGAGCACAGCATTGGATGTAGGTTTCTGTTGACATAACCGGCCCCCAGAACACAACCGTGTCAGCCGCCGTTAGGGTTACGCCATGCGATGCAGCCTGCGGTTGAATTACAAGCACGCGGGGGCTTGCTTCTTCTTGGAATTGCTTGAAGATTTTGGTTCGTTTATTGGGGGATACATCGCCGTGGATCTGGGCGCAGTCGATTTGGTTTTGCTCCAAATACGTTGCGATGGTATCTATGCTGTGTCGGTACGGGGCAAATACCAAGACCTTGCGATCCGTCTCCTCTAATGCTTCCATAAGCACAGAGAGTCTTGGCGTGCAGTCGAATTCTACTACTTCTGCGTTGTCTGTGTAAGCCGCGCCAGCGCTGATCTGGAGTAGCTTGTTGACCTCTGCGGCGGCATTGACTGCGGTAATGGTTTCCCCTGCCGCACGAACAAGCATCTGTTCTTTGAGTAGGTTGTAGTATTTTTTCTGTTGCGGGGTCAGCGGTACGTCGCGGTTCTCGGTAATTACAGGCGGTAGGTCTAGGCACTGTGCTTTCGTAAACCGTATTGCTGGTTGCAGTGCAACATGAATTTTATCTTGAGCGTCAAGTTTAGGAACCCACTTGAACATGCTTACTTTGTTCATCGTAGAGTCGCGCCAAGCTGTGTAGAATCTAGGTACGCCGTTAGGGTTAACAAGTTTAGCTAAGCCATACGCATCTAGGGGGGACTGCGATGCAGGGGTTCCGGTCATCATCCACAACATTACGTCAGGGCGAAGTATCTTTTGAAGAGCCTTCCATCTTTCGGTGCTGACATTTTTATATGCGTTGGCTTCGTCCGCGATGATGAGATCGAATCGCCCGTCGTTGTTAATCTCATTGGCTATAAGCTTCAGACCGTCGTAGTTGGTTACAACAAATTCGTAATCGCCCTGAACCATCTCAATACGCCGTGCGGCTTGCTGATGGTGCGCAATAATCGCGGAGCGGTGAATGATGCTGTTCTGTAAGTCGGCAATCCAAGCGGAGTGCATAATCGATATAGGGCACAGAATCAGGCAACGCCTGACCTGTTTTGTCCGCATCAAATAATCAGCAGCCCATAACGCCGAAAGTGTTTTACCCGTACCGGGTTCTGAAAATACGAACGCACGACGATGTAGCGTGAGGAACGCAGCCGTTTCAATCTGATGCGACATAGGCTTGAACCGCCCGGGCCAGTCGTAGCGTGCCGTAATTGGGGATGGGACGTTCTTAACGCCAAGGTTTTTAAGCACGCGTACTTCATCAAGCCCCCATTTAACTGCCACCTCAAAGATGCCATCATCGAACTCATTAACAATCTTTGACTTGGGAATGATGCTGTACTTGTCAGGATTGCGTGTGCGCAATAGTAGCGCTTTGTTTTCAATTATCTGCATGTCTCTTTTAACTTTATAATTTCAATTGTTACTGAACGGTGTGGGTCACTGACCAAATCGTAATCTGCTAAATTGTTTTTCATCAGTTCTCTGCCGATGTTTTTCCAATCTGAATCTAGCACCTCACGCGAAATCCACCCGTTCCCAAACTTCAAGTACCACAGGTTCGCAAGTTCCTGTGGCGATATGGTGTTCACTTGTTATCTCCTTGGTTTGCTTTTTTTCCACGTAAACGTAGGTTGCTTTTAGACGATGTGCCACCTTTGCGTAACGGCTTGATGTGATCAATATCTTTACCACTGCGATCAATGCCCATCTTATCGTACATACGCCGTGCTTTTTGTCGTTCACCTTGGTCACTGTTTGGGCCATCTTTGCCTAGTTCACGATCTCGTTTGTATTCATCTTTGTAGTTGCGTACACGTTTAGTTACCATTATTTACTCCTTAGTGTTTAGGGTGAAACTCACATCCCCGCACAGGACACCAACCGCATAGCGGTGTTTGATTGGGGTTCCATACATCGTTATCGTGGCACGCCGCAAGCTTCGCAACGCGCTCTCTGTATCTTTGCCATGCAGCAGGCGCTTCGTCAATAATCATTTTGTACTTCACGATCGACTCTTTGACCACGAACAAAAGCGCAGAGTTAACTTGGCGTATGTGGGGGAAGTTGGCAAATATCATCAGCGACATCAACTCCAACTGCCCCACATCCGGATACTTGTTATTACCTGTCTTGTAATCCACCACCCAAGCAGTCAGGTTGTCATCGTCAATGATTACTAAGTCAGCCACACCACGCACCCAAACTTCGGGGGCTTTAAACTCGCAAGGCGTTAGGTCTTCAGTAAGCGCCATCTCAAGTTCAGGGTATTTACGCCCGGGCTTTGTCAGCAACGCATCAATAGTAGGCTTGACAAATAAGAACTGCTCTGGGAGAGGCGTGCCGTCGCGCACGTAATCTTCGGCTGCTTTGTGTAGTTCTTTACCGTACCGGATCTGTTCGGTGTCAGGCATTGGGTACTTCTTGAGAACCTTGACTTCATAGTA